CATATATGAAAAGGTAATTAAGACAAGTAATGAAAAAATTGCAGAATTGAAGAAATTAAATGAATATTCTTTAAATAATCAAAAAATATTTGGTAAAAATGAAATTAAAACTCTTGGTGAAATATCTGAATTTATTAAAACTGGTAAAAATAAACCAAATGATAATAAAACGGGTACATTATATCCATATTATGGAACTGGTTCAATTACTGGATATACTGATGAATATTTATATGATGGTAATTATATATTAACAGCACGAAATGGAACAATTGGAAATTGTTTCTTAACAGAAGGTAAATTCTTTCCATCAGATCATATATTTATAATTCATATTAAAGATAAAATTTTAATGAAATATGTTTATTATATACTATTAAATAATGAAAATTTGGATAAATTAAAAACAGGTATTGGAATACCAAATATAACAAAAACAATACTTGAAAATTTAAAAATCCCTATTCCATCAATGGAAAAACAGAAAGAAATTGTTGAATATTGTGAATATAATGATTTATTGATAAAACAATTAGAAAAAGAAATTGAAAATAATATTAAACAAGCTAATGAATTTATGAAATCCTTTATTTCTAATTAGAAATTAAGATGGTTAAGAAGTCATCATCATTATCAGATATTGCAATTTTTATTTTTAGAAGGGATTTGCGATTGGTTGATAATACGACTTTAAATTTAATTAGAAGTAATTATAAAGGTATCAGAATTTTGCCAATTTTTATTTTTAATAAGAATCAAATTGATAAAACTAAGAATACTTATTATTCATCAAATTCTGTTCAATTCTTATTTGAAAGTCTTGATGAACTCCCAGAATTAAATTTCTATTATTCTGATAATGATTTAAAAATTTTAAAAATTCTTAAAAATACTTATAAATCTTCATTAAAAGTCATTGGTTTCAATAAAGATTATACACCATTCGCTATAAAGCGTGATGCGGAAATTAAGAATTGGTGCGAATCAAATAAAATTGATGTTATCAGTGGTGAAGATTATACTCTTCATACTCTTGGAATGATAACTAAGGATGATAAGAAGCCTTATTTAAAATTCACTCCTTATTATAAAAAATCTGTTATTAAAAAACCACCAGCTATTATTAGTAGTGAAATAAGAACTGATTTAATTAAAGATTCAACTAATTCAAAATCATTAAAAGATTTTGATTATCTCAGACCAAAAGCAAACCCTGATATAAAGGTTAATGGAGGACGAAAGAAAGCCCTTGAAATACTTAAGAAACTCAAAGCCAATTATTTCAAAGATTATGATAAAGAAAGAGATTATCCATTTTTAGACAAAACAACTAAATTGAGTGCTTATATAAAATTTGGTTGTGTGAGTATTCGAGAGGTCTATTATTCACTTCCAGTAAATCACGGAATCGTGCGTGAATTATTTTGGCACGATTTCTATGCAAATATAACCTTTTTCTTTCCTCACATATTCGGTAATGCCTATAATCGCAAATATACAAATGTAAAATGGGTGTTTAATGAATCCAATTTTAATAAATGGAAAGAAGGAAAAACGGGTTATCCATTAGTAGATGCATCTATGCGTCAATTAAATGTGACTGGATGGATGCATAATAGATGTAGAATGATTGTCGCATCATTTCTAACTAAAAATTTATTCATCGATTGGCGTAAAGGTGAGCATTATTTTGCAACTAAACTGGTTGATTATGACCCATCATCAAATAATGGAGGGTGGCAATGGTGTGCTTCTACTGGAACAGATGCACAACCTTATTTTAGAATCTTTTCACCAATGGCACAATTACAGAAATTTGATAAAGATTGTAAATTTATAAAGAAATGGATTCCAGAATTAAGAGAAATAGATAATAAAACTATTCTTACTTGGGATAAAAATAAAAAGGAATTAAGAGATTATCCTAAACCAATAATTAATTTTTCAACTTCTTCTAAGAAATTTATAGAAATATTTCAAAAACAATAATGATTATGATAATTATTTTGATTTATTTGCCATTGCTGCTTTTGCCTCCATTTCTATTCGATGCTTTTTCGATAATTCATCGACTTTTCTGACAACCTTTTCATATTTAGAATCGATATATTCTTTTTCCATTTTAGCGATATTCTTTGCATATTCATTGTCATTTGGTGGAACAATATTATTTTTATTATATGCATTACTGGCACTTGATAAAAGCCAATGTATAAATTTCTCAACTTTAATTATAATCAAATTAATAATTGAAAAGAAGGTTTCACCATAAACTTGATAGAAGATATAAGCCATATAAAAAGCGAGTAAGAAGAATATGACTTTTAAGCAAATGTTTAAAAGATTATTAAATTCAGGTATATTAATTTCATCATCAAGTGGTGTTTTATGTTCGATTTTAATATTTGGATTCTCATTAGTTCCATTCAATTTTTTTTTAATTACTCCACATTTACCATCACCTTCTCCTGAATTATCAATAATACTCGTTACATAATTATGATATTGTTCTGGACAATAAATAGCACAATTAGGATTTGATTCGCATTTTTCTTTAGTATTGCAAACTGTTTCACATTTTAAACATTTTTCGGTGGCATTATTATCTGGATTGGGTATTTGTTTAGTTTTACAACCACCTTTCCTTTCAATTAATTCTTGAGTATAAAAAAAGACTTCATTTCCTTTATCTCGTTTATAAAATTGTTCATAAATATTATTTCCTATTAAACTAGTATTCATCAATGTTTCTAAATATTCTCTTAAAGGTATTTTATCAAGAGTGGGAATATCTATAAAATCTATTTCAATTCGATCTATATTACTAATATTATAATTATCAAATTGTTCTTTAGTTATTCCATGTATAGTAGAATAATTATTAGACGCAAAATAACTTTTAATATTATCAAAAGCGGATTGTGTATATCTAATCAAATTTATACTAAAATTTGTTTCATTATTATAACAAACATTTATAGCTTTATAGAAAATGTTAGCCAATCTTTGGTAATACTTATCTAAATTTCTTGAATCAATATCTCGCTTATATCTATTTTTAACATTAATTATTCGATTTGTATTCATTTGATTAATATAATCAAACTTTTTACTTAAAGTATTATAAATATTATATGGATGATTTTTAATTTTATCATAATTTAGATTAGTATTATTAGTACCTTCATAATAATTACTTATATTTTTAATATATTCTTTTAAAAATCTATCATATTTATAAGCTATGAAATAAGTATGAACGAGTATTGCATCATTTAACATTTGAGAATTTGCCATTCCACGAAGTGTTAATAAATTTGGGTCATCTTCATTAAATAATGGATTCTTATAACTAATAATATCTTTGCTATTTTGAAAATTTTGAATATCAATTGTATCTGGTGAAATTAGATTGGTAAATGTTGAAATAATTGTCTCCATATAACAAAAATTACATTCATCTAGAATATCATTATTGTTATATACATCAATATTTAAAGCTAAATCTTTTTTATTAAAATTATTAATTTTTTCATATCTTAATAAAAGATATAATTGTTTAATAGTTTCTTCAGTATTTCCTATTAGATTTATCATAGCAATAGGGGAAAAATCCAATTTATTCATATATAAACCATCTAATGCCTCCGCTTTTGGAATACATATCTTTTTATCTTCAGAAGTTACATAAGGAAGTAATCCTTTATCACAAGGTTTATAACATTTGCGAACATCCAATTTTGAAAAATTGCCCGAGTCTTTCTCATATTGATTATCAAAATGGAAATTTGGGACTATCATCCAATCATACCAAGAATTTTCACAATAAGCTTTGCGTTGTTGTGAAACATAAGTCGGATAATCTGGGTTTTCCTGTTCCTTTATATCATAATAAATATAATTCTTACCTTTTTCTTTACCATATTTAAAACCATCAGGTAAATTTAAATTTGGGATTAAACTACATTTGCCAATTTCGCTATTATATGTATATAAGGGATTGAATTTTTGCAAGGCACAATTAAAGATCCATTCATTATCATTTATTTTATGGCATAAATCTTTTTTATCGCTATTATTATTATAAATAAATTCATTATTAGTATTTACATCTTTATTCCTAAATATTTGATTAATTTCAGTATTTGATGTATTAAAATCATTATTAAATATATTACAATTATTATAAGCATAAGCCGTTTTACCACCTGTCTTTTTTTCAAGTTCTTTCAAAGCCAAAATAGAACAGACTTCAACAGGTTGAATAAATAACTTTTTGTTTTCCAATGGATTACTTACACAAAAAGACATTTATAAATCTAATATTTATTAATCTATTTTTTATATTTATAAAAATCATCTTCAGGATATATATATTTATTATCTTTAAAAGAAAACATTAAACTATTTCTATTTTTCTCATAATCTTTCTTAGTCATTGTAACACCTTCAGGTGGTATTGATATTAAATTAAAATGATTATTTAATGATTTGTCATTTGTCAATGGAATGTTTGAAGAATTATTCAAGTTATAAAAATATTTTTCTCTGCCATCAGGCATTTGTTTTGATGTCACAACAAAATCAAACTTATATTTTAAATCATTTGACCCTTTATTCTTTTCATTTGCTTTGATTCCATCCGCTTTTGCTAAAATTTCATTTCTTATTCCTTCAGGTAAGTTATAAAAATCAATATCGTTTGAATATAAATTTAAATCAATAATCAATTCTTTATCACTTGGTTTAAAGATATTATATATTTTGCCACTATTATCTTTAACCTTCTTAATATTTGTTATACCATTATAGCGTCCTACGCTTGTAGTCTCTCTTGGTTGATTATCTATTAAATTACCAACTATATCATTTCCTAAAAATTTATTAAAAGTATTTTTAAAACTGGTAAATTGTATTCTATAATTTGAGGGAATCATATCATTTAAAGAAGTGCTTAAACTACCTAAAAATGAATTATCACCATTAACTGATAAAATACTGAATTTATTATTATTATTTGCAGCTGACATATTACCACCTTTAGTACCACCAAGACCAAATGCTAATCCAAAAAATAAAGCAATGAAAATTATTAAAAGGATAAATTTAACAACAGCACCATTTCCAGAATTAAATATTTTTTGTGCTAATTCACCTGCATTTCTAACACCACTACCAGCCTTTGATGCCGAATCTGATATCATTTTAAAACCAAATTGCATCATTTTAATACCAAATTTAAATAATCCCCCTATAGCTTGTCCTAAATTATATGCAGAATTTCCAATTACTTTTAAAAATAATGTGAGTTTTTTGAGAAAATCATCTTTATGTAATTTTTCATATTTGAATTTTTTATCTGCCAAAACAAAATTTCTTTCTTCTTCATCTTTAAATTCATCGTGTGCTATTTTATACTCTGCATCTTTAATATCTTTACGCATTTTATACTCATTTTTCAATTCCTCGCCTTTGTGTTCCTTAACTCGCTGATATAAATTTTCAGTGACTAAAGGCCCTTCACTATTAAGACCAATAAAATTCTCTAAAGTTGTTTTACCTCCTTTTAGTTTTCTTGTTTTTTTAGTCATATTTTTTCTATTTATAATTAATAAATGAATTTTAATTATATCATCATTATTATTGTAATAATAATATTAAGTTATATTTCTTGTTATTTCATTTTCCCTCCATCAGTTCAAATTCTTCAAACTACTATAAGTGATTTCACATTTCCTTTATTATATACGAGACAACCAATAGTTATTTATGATTGTGTCAAAGAAAAAGAAGATTTAATTAATTCTTGGTTCAAATATAATTCAATTACTTTTATTGATAATAATAATAATGATAATAATAATGATAATGATTGGATTTATAATAGATATAAATATTTATTTATAAGTGCCAATAATGATACTGAAGTAATCATATATAAAGCAAGTATTTATTCAACATCTCCAACTGAAAAAGATAGTATAATTGCTATTAAATTACAAAAAGATCAATCTCTCATGCTTCCGTATAGATGGAAATATTTCATTGATAATAGTGACGATTTAAATGTTTGGGGTATTAATGATTTAATCACTTCTTCCCTTTCTTGGGTTTTTTAACTTCACCCTTCAAATCATTTTCATAATCTTCTAAAATCTCTGATTTATGTTTCATCCATTCCTCCAATAATAGAAGTAATTCATTTTCCCAAATAGTCATTATTGAAGTTAATTTCAATTCTTCAATCTCTGTTTTAAGTTTTGCGACTTCGAATTCCAATTCTTCTTTCTTCTCAGTTGTTAATTGAGAGATTGGCATTCGTAAGAGATATGAATAACTATCTTCATTTTTATAATAACCCTTTGTCTCTAATTGTTCTTCGACATCTTTAAGTTTTTTATTCATAATTATAATAGTTCCTTCAATAACTTCAATGATAAATCTAATTTTAGCTGATAGAATCAAATAATTAGATTCCATCACCTTCAATTGATTCTCTTTGCGTTCTTGATATTTCTCAATGCGAATATAAGACCAATTCTTAATAATCTCGGCAACATTTGCATATTTCTTAATATTACCTTTTGATGTAAATAGATGTAAATTATTCATTCCCAGAAGTTTGCTTGATGTCAAGTTAAACTCTTGTAAAACCTTATCACCCAATAATTCCTTGGCACCATCACTCAACTTAAGAATGAATCGAACATTCTTAGCAGTATAATGACTTTCAAATGATTTCAAATGAGGATTATTTTTAACAATCAAATCTTCTAAAAACTCCTTATAATTCTCAGTCCAAGTTCCAATGGGAAGTTCAGTAATTTCAATAGTTGAATCATTTACCCATTTATAAACACCTTTAGAATTATAAATTCCTTTTTCATTTTTATAAATTTCACCTTTAAATCCAAGATAATAAGGTTCAATTTCATCAATTTCTTTCTCTCGAATCATTTGAATTGATTCTTGAATATTTTCAATTGTCAATACATCACCAATATTTGTCTTAATTTCTGCAATTAATCCAAGATAAATCTTAATAATCTCTTCTGGGTTAAATTGCGGGATATTTGTAGAATAACCGGTACCAATTCCGATAGCTCCATTAACTAAGATAGTCGGAATAATCGGAATATAGAAATCAGGTTCAATACTTAAACCATCATCATTTAAATAATTGAGAATTGCATTATCTTCTTCTTTGAATAGAAGACGAGTCAATTTTGAAAGAATTGTATAAATATATCTTGGGGATGAGGCATCCTCACCGCCTTGAATTCTTGTTCCAAATTGACCATTGGGAGTCAGCAAATTAATATTATTAGTGCCTACGAATATTTGAGCCATTCCAATAATTGCTTCTTGTAGGGAATTCTCACCATGATGATAAGCAGTAACTTCACTCACATTTCCAGCAAGTTGTGCGACTTTTATTTCATTCGAATATAACTTACGCTTGAAACAAGCAAATAAGATTTTTCGTGTACTTTCTTTGAGACCATCCATAATATTTGGAATAGATCTTTCAAGATTGCGATTACTGAAATGAATCAAATCTTTATTAATAAATGTTTCATATTCAACAATTTCTTCAGTATAATCTAAGACTTCGTCTTTATTATAATTAGATAACCATTCTTTTCTATGATCAGCCCTTTTCTTATTAAAAGCAAGGTCGATTGATTCATCAGAATGTTCTGTATGTTTATATGTGATTTTCTTCATATTCTTAAAATAATCTTTGGCTTCTTCATCGGTAGAAGTACCTAATCCCTTATAATATTTAATCTTCCATTGATTTTTATTAGGAATTTGAGAATTCCAATTTTCATAATCAGTCATATTATAGAAAGATAGAACTTGTTTTGTCTGATTATTAGTAGCTTTGATAATTGGTGTTAATAAAGATGTCATAAATCCATCAAATTTATATAAAGAACCCCAAAGAGTTTCAAAGACATTAAACAGAAGACCTTTGATATGACTACCATCATGATCCTGATCTGTCATTATCATAATTTTACCATAGCGAAGAGAATTGATACCTGTGGTATAATCCTTATTTTGTTCAAGTCCGAGAATCTTCTTTAAAGCTGTTATCTCTGCATTTTCGCTAATCTTTTGATAAGAAACATCTTTAACATTCATAATCTTACCACGAAGTGGAAAGACCCCGAAATAATCGCGACCAATCACACTTAAACCAGCGATAGCAGTAGTTTTCGCAGAATCTCCTTCAGTAAGGATTAAGGTACATTTACTACTGTCTTTAGTTCCCGCAAGATTAGCATCATCTAACTTCGGAACGATAATTTTACTTACCTTTTTTCCATCAGTCTTTGCCAATTTCTTTTGTTCAACTACTTCAGTTGCACTTAAAGCATTTTCGATAATTCCAGATTTGAATAACTTTTCAAAGAATTTATCAGACAATTCACATTTAGACCCGAATTTAGTTATTTGAGTCATTAATGTTTCCTTAGACTGACTATCAAACGATGGATTTTCAATAACTGATTTAATAAATATAAATAAGTTATCTTTAATGTGTTGTGGTTTGATTGTCTTCTTTTTCTTAGCTAATGTCATTTCAACGAGTTTTTTAGTAATCGCATTTGTTATATATTCGACGTGTTTGCCTCCTCTGATTGTATTAATTCCATTAACGAATGACATTTGTTCATGTGTGCCAGTTGTGCTGACAGCAACTACGACTTCCCATCGTTCATTAGGGCTTTCATAAAATCTTGGTTGAATTGTTTTTGAATCTAAGAATAATTCAGCATATTTTTCAAAATCTTTAATATTAATTTTTACATCATTTAAAAAGACATTGACAGCTGAATCAGTACAAGCTGACACATCATAAACACGCCGTTTGAATAAATCATAGATATCATCAGATAACTCCTTTAACCCGAATTTTTCATAATCAGGAAGAAATGAAATTCTTGTATAAGGTTTCTTATAACAACATTTGATTTCTGGAGTTTCTTTAATAGTCAAATTATCCTTAAATGTCTGTTTATAAATCTTCTTTCGAATATGATCAACTGTTTCAATTGAAAATTCCTTAGAAAAGATATTAGCCAATTTGATACCTAAACCATTGACACCGCCAACAGTCTTAATCTCATCATCATTATAATTCGAAGAGGTAAGGAGTTCGCCAAAAATCAATTCAGGAATCCATACATCATATTCACTATGTTTAACAATCTCAATTCCATTGCCATCATTAAAGATCTCAATGATTCCAGTTGCTTTATTGATAAGAACACGAATATTTTTAACAATATTGACATCAGTTTTACCATCACTTAAATCTTTACGAGTTCTAACAGAATGATCGATAGCATTAACAATAGCTTCATCAAAAATCTTGAAAAGACCCGGAATATAAGTAATCTGACGTTTAACAATCTTATCTGAATTATCAATTACAAATGTATCGATTGTATTTGGTTCAATAGTTCCAATATACATCGCAGGTCTGCTATAGATATGACTACGCAGTTCATGCTTCTTATACTTATTATCGACAGTTGAATCACCCATATTTAAAATTATCTTAAAAGTTTTATATTAAAATTAAAATCATTTTTTATTAAATCCATTTTTATAAAAAAATGATTTTGATTTTTAAAGGTAATTATTAACAAAAGATGTTCATTGATTTTGAAAAACATTCTTATGCTATCGTCGATATCTCTTATGATGAAGCGGATGATGATGATTCGCACAGTCTTATTAAGATTAAAACGGATGGTTTAAAGAACTTTGATTTATTAGCAGTTGGCGATTGTTGTTCTGTGAGTCATTTTAAAAAATGGGAAAATGCGAAATTTGAATCTTTGATTGGAAAGGTTATTAAAAATTGCGTTGAGATTGATTTGCCAGAAGATTATGAATGTGAAGATTCTGATTTATATGGTTTTAACGATTCCCTTTCTCCTCATTTATATGAGATGACTTTTAAGGACAGCAGCGAGACTTTTAAATTCATGATTGTCAATTATTCCAATGGTTATTATGACGGTTGGATTGAATTTAATTTAGTTGATTAAGAATCCATTTTTAAATAAAAATGACTTTTTGTTATTTATCATTAATCATCATTAATCATCAATGCAATTATTAATTTTAATTGGACTTTCAGGAAGTGGTAAAACAACTTATTATAATGAATATTTGAATAGTAAATATAAATTCTATGATGACTTTATTTCAAATATTATTGATGGTAAGTTGATAAATGATTTAAGGAAAAAAGAAGGGGATATTTGCATCGCTGATCCTCGCTTGTGCAATTATCAAACTTTTATGAGAGTAATGAAAATTATAGAAGAAATCATTGATAAGAAAGATATTCAATTAATTTTATTTGAAAATGATAAAAATAAATGTTTAATTAATGCTACCAAAAGAGGAAAAAGAAATGTTAATAAGTCTATTGAATTTAATTCAATGATTTATAATGTCGAAAATTATTTCGATTATGAAATTAGAGAGATTAGAGAGATTATGACGACTTAATTTTTTTTATATATAAAATGATTTCACTTGTTATTTCATCAATTTCTTTATTTTCAATGTCAATTAAAATGATGTTTTTTCCTTCTTCGATTGCATTTTTATAAGTTTGTTCATGTAAATCGTGAATTTCTTTTAAATAATTGATATCAATATTCATTTCATTTTCTCTGCCCCGATTCAAAATTCTTTCTAAACATTTTTCAGGGGATGAACGAATATAAATATAATAATTAGAATTCCATATTTCATCAGTTTTATCATAAAATTCATTCATTATAACTCCTTCTTGAACACTTATCAATTTATTATTAAGCATCGATTCATTAAAGGTATTTCTAATAAAATAAGGGCTTCTTTCCATTATAATAGTTGAATAATTATCTTTTTCTTGAATCCAAGAACGATCTAACCAAACCCTTATTTGAAAATTAAAATAATTTTTTTTGTTAATATAGATATCATCCAAAAATGATTTCCATTTATCAATCGGTTCAAGATCAATATAAACATTATGATTAGTGTGTAAATGATTTAAAATAGTTGTTTTACCAGCACCGATATTACCATCAATAGTAATAATAGTCATCTTATTAATAATAATAAATCAAATTATCTTTAATTAGAATTATTTTTATTTAAAAACATTAAAAATCTTGCTTGATTTAATAGTTTTCTTGATGGTAGCTGCTGAAACTTGAGTTTTTGATTTACTCAATTTATTTAATAAACATAATAGATATTTATGAATAAGTTCAGCAATCTTTTTATTTATAGCTGAAGAAGCCTTTAAATCGTGTTTAGCTAAAATTTCATCAATCGAATCGCATAAATAATTAACATCCATTTTCTCTTTAGCACCACCGATTTGAGGTCGCATAACACCTGATGCAAAATTGATTGGTAAAATATCAGAAGTTACATTAGTGACAGCATAACGACCGGAATCAATACCATAAAATTCACTTGGAAGAACAATAGCACCATTGCCACCTTTTACAGCTTTTTTCTTGGGTTTATCATTACAAGCTTTAACAACATAATCATTAACAATTGAAACAATCTTTGAATTAATAGTTTTACAATTATTTATAAGAGCGATTATAGAAGTTATGGAAACTATATTAAAAATGATATTCTCAACATATTCACATAAACACTTATGAGCAGACGCATCTTTAATGGGAATATTAAATTTTTTACATAATTCATCTACATATATATTAATATTTTTCATATCTTTTCTATAAATTAAGAAAGAAAAGAAAAGAAATAATGCAAAATGAAGAAAATCATTATATTTTAAATGGAAGAGTTAATTTATTAAATGATAATGAAAAGTCATTTAAAATAGACCCAAAAAATCCTGAGATTTATAGTGAAGGTGTTTTAAATACAATCAATCGTTTATATTCGGGTAATTGTGTGTCTGAAACCTTTTTTTCAAAGGAAAATATAGATATTCTTCAAGAAGGAATTATTAATAGCGTTTATAATACAAGCGATGGTAGATATTCGATAGGACGACAATCAGACCAAGAATTAACAATTGTTATGCGTTCTATTTATTTTCAATATGGCAAAAATTTAAATTTTAATATAAATGAACAGGTGCGAGAATTAAATATTAAAGTTATTCGTTGGTGTGTTGATGAAATAATAACTAATATAAATCAATATATGAATTATAAAGCAAACGTTAGCACATTACCGATGCCAATGGAAAGAGCGCAATTACCATCTCAAAAAGGAACTAAAACACTTGAAATAAAATCATTTATATAATATAGAAAGTAAATCATAAATGGGAAATTTTTTTAGCAATAGTTCAAGCTGTCCTGATTCAAGTAAAAAACCTAAATTATCTACCTACGATTTAACTATTTATAATCAAAAAGCTAAAAAGGTTTTTTGGGGAACTATTGCAATTTGTATATTATATACAATAATTGCATTAATAATGTTATTAGGGAGTTATATGTCTGGTAAATTTAAATATGTATTATTAAATAGATTTTTTCCATTTACAGTAGTATTTATAGTAGGTACCATTTTATTAGTTTCATATTTATATTATCAAGTTTATAATTTTCTTCCAATAAAAATTAATCGTGCAAATGAATACAATGTATTAAGTTGTCCTGATTATTGGAAATTAGAACAAGTCAAAATAAATTATGATTTTGGTTCTACTAATAGCAACGCTTTTGATTCAAATATAATGACACAATTATTTAATTATAGATGTGTTATGGATCCAACTATTTTTAATAAAGGTGATATTGCAAAAGAAGGTAGAGCTATTGATAAAAAGTCTTATAAAATAACAAATACAATACTTACAAATGATTTTATAGGACCTAGTACAGTTATTCCTAATTTACATACATACAAAACTAGTTTATATGTTGATTCAAGTAATGTTTTAGATAATACTAGTGCTGATTTTAATAAATATTCAGTTGAACAAAATTATCCAAAAAATCTATTACTTCATCATAATTTGATAATGAATAATTATACAAACTTTGAAAAACCAAAAAAAGCTGACCCCGCTGCTGATGATAGCGATAAATATACCTTTAAATATATATATAATATTCCTACAAGTGATAAAAGTAAATTTGAAAATGATTTAAATATATATAATTTACAGTTTAATGCAAATACATTTGATGCTTCAGCTAGTAAAAGAGTTGATGTTGATATAATTAGAGATAAAGAAAATAATGTTACAACTGCGATTAAGCAAGGTGCAAGTGATACACCAATTACTTCATTATCATCTTTTCCTATAGTTTGTGATAAATTATATCCTTTATATTTAGCAACTGCTGATAAAGAGTTAAATAAGGTTGATCCAAATAATGATGAGAATTTAAATAGATGCGCCTTTGCTAAAGCTTGCAATATTCCTTGGTCTGATTTAAATTGTGAAAAATATGATATGTAATGATTTAAAGACATTTTAATTTAAGATATTTAAAGAAATGTTGAAATTATATAAGGGCGATTTACTCTTATTTACAAATAAGGGTTTTAAACCTGCCAGTGAAGTAATTGCAGGGGAT